TTAATCCAATCTGCTTGATTTTCGGGAGACAAATCTTCTCTTTGTTTATGATACAAATTATATGTTTTAATAGCAGCCCGAGAAATAAAAAATTTTAATGGAGGATATTTTTCATCGGGATGCAAGCTGTTGGGTGCTCCGAAAAAGTCATCCCATTTAATATGTCTAAATTTGTCAAAAAATTGTGAAAGTCTTGCGAGTAGCGTTTCTGTTTCCGTTGAAATATCTGTAAAGTCTTTACGGGGTTTCCACGGCAGTCCTTGCCGCGAGTGTCTCAGGTAGCTGTTGTATATTTGTTTTTGAATTTCGGTCATTGGGTTGTCGGTTTTGTTTAAAACGAAAAATCTTTTTATAAATATTGGGTGTTAAACTAAGGTAGGTTTTAATTATATTCTGTAAATTATAATCTCCAAGTAATTCAAAAAGATTTTTTGAGTTTTTTTATCTTCAATTAAAAATTTAAGAAAGTTAAGATAATTTAATTTTTTATTCCGAGCTATACAGACGAATGCTCCAAATTTTAAGGCGATGTCTTCAAACTCATTTAAATCTGTTGCTTCCAACGGATTCATCATGTCTTCAATTTGCTGGGATGATGTGATGATCATATTGGTTATTTATAGGGGCTTGAGGTTTTTGGTTACTTCCATGAATAAGGGAGTAATTTTTCCTCCACCGGCATGCCGATGACCACCACCGTCACAAATTTTTTCTGCAAATTTACCAACATCTATAGGATCTTCTTTTGTGTTTTGTCTGACACAAACTTTTTGTGTTTTAATATTAATAAAAAAGAAAATATCTGGTTGGTGGCGTTGAATGGTTATATCCATAGCACCATTTGTAAACTTTTCTGCCATGGCTGCTATTACTCGTTTTTTCTTAGATCCAAAATTAACGACGCCTTCAAATAAAGATAGCTTATCTGCTTCTTCTATAGCTTCTCTTTTAAGAAACTCTATAGCTTTTTTTTGTTGTTCTGTGAAGGGTTTAAATCCATTGGAATAATCTTTAATAAATTTTGTAAAATTGTTTTTATATTCAGACCAAAACAATAAATTTAAATCGTAAGATTCTGGAATTTTCAAACGATAACAATCAAAATCATCCGCCAATGCTATAAGCATTTTTTGAGCATTTGTCCTGACCGGAAATTTTTCAGATTTAAAAATCTGTGCCATGTGTAAGGCATTAGAGGATAAATCTTTGTGTATAATTTTTGCCTTTTGAAATCTTGAAATAAAATCTATAGAAGTTTCATGATGATCTATAAAAGTTATGTGTTCTTGGTCTAAATCGGGAAGAAATTCTTCTCTCAAGGCCAAATCTAAAATAAACGTTTTACACGGTTTATTAACACTTTGAACTTGAGATTTGAGGGTTTCAATTTCTAAATTATTAACAGATTTATATGAAATGTAACAGTCTGGTAGTGCCCACATCAAAGTTAGGAGACTCACAGCGCCATCCAAATCTTTATGGGTAAAGGCATTAACACATCCGGTCATGTTTTTATTTAGGAAATCCTCAATCATTGTCCAGGGATTCTATCATTTTAAGGGTGTCGGAAATACTAGTGGTTCCTGAAGTAGATCCGGGCAGAACTGTCCTTGGTAGAGTGTATGTTTTAGATACATCACTAGGATCTCTCAGAGAGAGTGTAGGATAATCTATTTCTAGAACAGTATGACACTCTCTAGGCCCGAATCGATTCTTTGTAATACCCATATGGATAATTCCTAAATCAAAATCTTCTTCTTCTGTCCAAATTGGAAACTGCGCGTCTGCGGTATGAGACAATCCCATAGATTCACTCATGGTTTCAAGTCCCGGATTAGATTCTCCATACGCAGATCTGTTGGTCTGAGTAGCACTAATAACCGGACACTCAAAATGGTAAGACAATGCTCTGACCATTTCTGTAATTTGCTTAACTGATTCGTAAGAATTTAGTCCCTTTTCTGGAGGAGCTACTAGATTAATATAATCTAACACAATCACATCTGGTTTTACTCCTTTTCTCACCAATTTATCAATGTATGATTTGATGTGTACTGGTGATACTGATTTAGGAGGAAATTCTTTAATGATTAATTTGGCATTTTTATGTTTTAATTTATAAGTGCCGATGCTTTGCTTCAGGGGTTCAATCTGAAGTGTTAAATCATTCATTGGAATCTTAGTCAATTGAGCAGATATGCGCTTGGCATATACTTGTTCTGACATTTCCAAAGAAATAAGGACAACTGTTTTATCTTGACTCAAAATATTGGTAGCAATGTTTCCAAGAAAGATAGATTTACCAACATTGGTCACTCCATAAAAAACATATAGAGCTCGACCATCTGCTAAAAATCCACCTCCAATTTTTTCATCAAGCCATTTCCATCCTGAAGAAATTGTTTTGGCTGTTTTGAGTAATTCTTTACAATGTTCATCAATACTTTCCAAATAATCAAATCCATAATTTTCAACAAGATTAATTTGACACGCCTTTTCAAAATCTTCTAAGATTTTTGATGTATTAATTTGACCTGATTGTACCTCTATGGAGGTTTTTATTACAGTATTATATACTGCCTTTTCTCTAAAGAATTTTTCTGAATTCTTTAATAGAATTTCCTTATCATATGTTTTATCAATTTCAGCAAATGATACAGCAACCTCTTTTAACGCATTGCGCTTTTCTTGATCCACCATGTGGACCTTGAGTTCCGTAATGTTAGGAGTTTTGCCGTAGGTTGAATAATACTGAGCCAGAGACTCAAACACAGATTTAATATTTTTGTTTTCAAAGTAAGAAGGTTTTGCATGTTCTATAACAGCTTCAAGATAACTAGAATCCGTTAATGCATTATATACAATAAGTTTCTCAAAAAGAGAAA